GTAATGTGAATGTCGCCGGTATAAAGACCGATGGCCTCGTTCCAAGCTTCGACGCCGCGCTGCTTGTATTCGACAAGGTGACTATCGCCTCGATTACCGTCACGCGGCCCAACGAAGATGCCGCGCGTGTCAGTCACGCGCAGCACGACTTCGGAGACGGATTTATTGCGGCCTTGAACCGTGCCAAGACCCTGCACATTGCCAAGATCGAGATCGAGCGTTTGCAGCGCGGCTTCCATCGCAAGACCGACATGCACCTTCGACGCCGCGTTTGGCAGCACAACGCCGATGCCGCCAGTGACAGCGCCGACCGTCAGGCCGCGCACCACGTTGCCATCGGCGAGAGCGACGACTGCCTCCCCGTTCAGATGGTCAAGGTTCGTGATGATCGTCGTCGCGGCACCGCTATAAGTCAGGCCGCAATCGACGAAGAAAGCATCAGCCACAGTATCCATGACGCGAGTGTGCAGGCGCTCGATATATCGCTTCTGCACGCCGCCAATGGTGCGGCGAACGATGAAGTATGGAACGTCCGCCTTGTCTTCGGCGATCACGCTCACGTCTTCAAAGAACGCATCCGCGCCGCTTTCGTGGTGCGTCCAGGCCCAAACTTCATGCTCTTTCAGATAGGTCAACGTGACCAACGATCCGTCATCGAGCACCACCCAGGCCATCGAATACGGAGCTTGCGCGTAAGCCCATGAGACAATCTCTTTATTCTCAAACAGGTGCCGGGCAAGGATCGTCAAGTCTTTTCCGACGAATGAATCCTCTGTGTATTGATAGCTAAAATCCCGGACCACGCCGCCACGGTTTTGCGCGAACAACACAGTGTTGCCAACGACAATGGGCTGCACCTTGGCCGCGCCGCGATAGCCTTGATTGTCGATCCTGATCGCGGAAGGCGAGATCGCGTCCGATTGCGAACCGCCAGACACGACCCATTCCGCGCCGGACGTGAGTAACAGTAGGCCGCGCATGGCGAGCAGCGACCGGACTTCGTTTACCTGCCGGGCGCGAATGCGGAACGTGACCGCATCCGATGCCTTCGACGGTTGCGAATATCCGAAGTTCTCATAGTTGGCCGACTGAGAAAGCCAGACAGCTTGCGGATCATTCTCGGTCGAGGCCAGCGCCAACCGTTGCTCAATGAAGGTCGCGCAGCGCGGATAGTTACCCGCGCCGACGAACGGATTGCGTGCGGTTTGCGGAGTGTCGGCGAGATCGGCGGTGATATTTTGGTCATCAAAGCTAAGGCCAGACGTGCCGCCGATATAGCCATAAACGCCATTGTCCAGCTTATAGACGATGTAGCGCCCGGCCCCCGCCACCGCGCTCCAAGTCACGGTGTTTTTATAGGTGTTCGTGGTCAGCAGGTTGTTTGCGCTCGCCGATGTCGAGGGCAAGCTTTCCTCGCCAGACGCATCGTTCACCGCCGAGACGACATAGGTATAAGTCGTCCCACCGCTTCCCACGGTTGCCGCCGCGCCGATGCCGGTCGGAGCAGCCATCAACGGCGCGAACAGCACAGTGGTCAACGTCCAATTGTCGTCGGCAAGCCGCGAAATTTTCTGAACGGGATGCTTCGGATGAACCAAATAGACGACATCGGCCTCGCCGATGAAAACGATGTCGCGCACTTCGCTTTCGAGGAACGTGGTAACGACCTCATACGGAACGCCGCCACTCAGGATCACGCCGCCATCGCGGATCACGCGGAAATATAAATCGCCAAATTCGAGTTCATAAGATTGCTCAGTGTTGAACTCGAAAGCGATCAACCGCGCGTGGTTAGTGCTGTTCTTGACTTCACGAATGAACTGCAGGCCCGCGCGGTTCGACGCGCCGCCGTGAGGGTGGACAAACAAATTGAGGGCCGTCTTGAGGCCGCTTGCATACTTCGACAGATCGACGCGCGCCCACAAGGCGGGCGAGAGAACCCCGGCAGCGAAGGACGGTTGAAGCGCGCGAAGGTCCGCCATTATGAGCGCACCACAACGAGATCGCTTTCGATGTCGGACGTTTCCCGGACCTCATTCGCGTCGGAGGCTTCAGCAACCAGCGTCGAAGCGCGCGCGAGATTGTACGCATCCGCGCGCACCTTCGGATCACGGGTCAGCGGCATGGCGAGGCGAACGGCCAACTGCCAGGAGAACGCTTCGATGAACAGCGTCGTGAACTTTGTCGGATCGACAAGCTTGAAAGTGTAGCGAAGGAAGGCAGGCGACAAATTGCAATAGATCGCCGACCCTTCAATGTCGTAAGGGTTGCCCAATTCCTGCGCCAACGTCACATTGGTCGGATCGAGCGCGGAATATTCCGAGCGAAGCCAACGGACCTTGAGGCAATCATTTGGACGGTTATAGGCATAGCTCCAGGAGCCGGGCTTACCATTCGTGACTTCCGCCAGCGATGCAGTGTTGCCAGCGAACCGCCACGGGTACGCTTCAAGCATGGCGTCCCGGACATGGGCATAGAACTGATTGCACGCGCGCGCTTCCGCGCTCGCCTCAGTCAATGCGCCGATGTTATCCTTGCCTACATTCGACAGAGCGAGGTTGCAGATCGAGACCACAGAGGCCATTAGCGTTACTTCTTTTCGTTCGGGAACAAGACGCTGGCCGCGTCCTTTTCCGGCTCCTTCGGCGAGAACGCCGCTTCGATAATTTCAAAGGACATCGACCGAGCGCCGCCCTTGCTTTCACTCACGTTCGAGACGCGCACGCTCGCGGTCATCGTCATTTCGACGCCGACCCGCTGCACGTCGATGCCGAGGGCTTCAAGTTGCTTCTCGCCGAGAAACAGGCCGGGATAGTAGTCATCGCTGATCGCATCGGACGGCTTCGGAGCGTCGTCGTTATAGTTTTGCTTGAGGCTTACGAGTTTCATTTTCGGCGCTCTCCATCAGGCGTCAGAGCTATCAGAGCTTGAAACCCCAAGCCGTGACAGTGTTCTTGAGGTTGCCCGCGCCGAGCGCCGGGCATGTCACAACGATATCAGTGTCCACCGCAGAGGCGGGCAACGGCGGGTCGAAGCGCAGGAACACGTCTGCGTTTTTCGCGGTAGCACCGGCTACCGCGCCATGCGTGTACGTCACCGTTCCGCCGAGCAATCCGGCGATAGTCACATCGACCAGCGCCGCCGCCGTCGCGCCGCCACCTGCGATCAGTACCCCGGAAAGGAAAGTCGTCTTGCCCGCGTCGCTATCGAGTGTAGCGACAGCGGAGGCGTTTCCCACGTTCCCCGATTTGCCGATGATAGGGGTGGAATTTGACGGGTAAGCGCCGACTGCGAGACCATCCGCGCCGACGACGCGAACGCCCTTCACTTGCTGATCGTTGTACATTTCAGACATCGCGCCACCTCAAGCCAGGAAGGGAGAAAGGAGGGCGCGAACGCCCTCCTGCTATTTCGCGTTAGTCGGAGACCGCCATGGAGCCGCCAGCTGGCGCAACCCAATCGGGCTGCGTGGTGCCAAGGGCGTCGTTGACTTCGTTCTCCACGCGCACCGGAGCGGGCGCATCGGCGAACGGTTCTGTGTTCAGCGCGGCAATCGTTGCCCCTGCCTTCTTCGTCGCCTTGTCCGCCGCCTTCTGCTGTGCAGCGGTAAGCTTGACCGGCTTGACCGGCGCGGCTTCCCAGTTACCGACCGGCGCGGCCACCGCTTCCGACTTCGCGGCGGGATTGTCCGCCGCGAGCCATGACGGCAGCTTCGCGCCTTCCGGCCAATCGACCGGCGTGCCGACTTCGACGATCACGCCGCCGTGGTAAGCTTTTGCGATTGCAATGAACTTACCCATTGGTCTGAATACCGGCGACGAGACCGGCGGTAATCTTGCCCGTGGTCGGATCGGTGCCGGTCACGGTATACTTGAGCTGCATAAATTGCAGAGTGATGCCTTCGGGCAGGATCGGCCACGGAATCCTGAACCCGGCAACGAGGCTGGCGAGCGCGTAGGTGCCGAGCGTGATCGTCTTGTCCGGGGTGAAGGTCGTGGTGCTGTCTAGCTCGAGGTCGATCTTGAGCGACGTGAGGGTGTTAAACGTCTCCGTCACCTGGACCAACAGCGGCACGGTGCACCCCTTGCCGAAGTCGCGCGCCATGACGCCGGTTGCGCCATAGATCGAACCCGGAGCGCCCAGGTCGATGCAATTCGTCGATGCAGCAGTGGCGGTGATCGCCTGCTGATCGGAAAACGTGTCTTGCTTGGAGAGGATCATGGTATCGAACGCCTTTCGCGTTTGGCCATCGGCCTATTCAGAATGGAAGATGCCCACCGCGATTAAGCGGCGGGCTATTGGTTAGGAGTAGGCCGAGACAAGAGCCTCGGTGTTGAGCAACGCGTCCGTCTCGCGGATCGGAATGCCGCGATAGGTCAGCACGTCCTTGCCTTCGATGTTCGCGGGCTTGAGCGCAACCGAGTTCGCGTTAGCGGCGAGCAGCGCGCGGTCACTGGACTGAGCGTCGAGCACTTCCAGCACATCGCGGTTCATGTAGATCGCAATGCGGCTGGATACGCCGTCGCGGCGGCGCGACTGCAAGCGATAGTAAGCCTTGCGAAGAAGCGCCCACACATCGACCGAACCGGCCATCATGTTCGACACGTCGATGTTTGCGATCCGCGCGTTGTAGCGCCAATCCTTCACAAACAGGCCAAGGTGCCATTCAAAC